CTTTCGCAGCTACCCATTCTTCTTCAAGCCTATCCAGGACGGTACCACTAACCCGCGTATGGAGCTAGCTTTCCGTGAGCCATCGAAGCGGATCACCAAGAACAACAAGACTTCCCATCGAGGTGATGCACTTAATACCGTAATCAACTGGAAGAACACCACAAACAACGCATACGACGGTGAGAAGCTGCACATGCTTTATCTGGACGAGGCGGGTAAGTGGGAGAAACCTACTGACATTCGTGAGGCGTGGCGTATAGAGCGCACATGTCTTATCGTGGGCAAGCGCATCGTAGGTAAGGCGCTGGTAGGCAGTACTGTAAACCCCATGGACAAAGGCGGGGAGGAATACAGGGGGTTGTGGGAAGACTCAAACCCAAACGAACGGAATAACAACGGGAGAACCAGATCTGGCCTGTACCGAATATTTATTCCAGCTTATGAAGCTCTTGAGGGGTTTTTTGACAAGTATGGCAACGCAGTTATAGAGGACCCAGAGGAGGAGCTTATCGGCGTAGATGGCGAGCCCGTAGATCAGGGCAGCCGAAAGTACCTAAAGAACGAACGCCATTCCTTTAAGGACGATCCATCCGAGTTAAACGAGATCATTCGTCAGTTTCCCTTTACTGAAGACGAGGCGTTCAGGGATAGCATTGAAGGCAGCCTGTTTAATATCGGTAAAATTTACCAGCAGATAGAGCACAATGACAGCCTATACCCTAACCCAGTGGTCCAAGGGAACTTTGTTTGGAGGAAGAAGGACGAAGAGGTTGCTTTCTCTCCAGACCCTAACGGCAGGTTTAGGGTTTCTTGGATGCCGCCTTCAGACCTAAGGAACATAAAACGAGAAGAAAGAGGGAAGAAGGTGCCGCCTAACGGTCACCTTGGTGTGGGCGGGGTTGACTCATACGACTTAGATGCCACGGTGGACGGTCGTGGTTCGAAAGGTGCGCTGCACATGTACAATAAGTTCAACATGCAGGTGCCGTCTAATATGTTTGTGGTTGAGTATGCTTCTCGTCCAGATCTGGCTAGTATCTTCTATGAAGATGTACTCATGTGTTCTTTCTTTTATGGGTACCCACTACTTATAGAGAACAACAAGTATGGAATCGCAAGATACTTTGAATCAAGAGGTTACGACGGTTACTTAATGGACCGTCCAGACTTCCTTAAAAACCCCAACTCTTCATCAAACGTAAGGACCAAGGGCATACCCTCTAACTCTCAAGACGTCATCCAGTCTCACGCTCAGGCAATTGAGGCTTATATCCATGATTATGTTGGTATAAGAGCTGAGACGGACCAGCTAGGAAATATGTATTT